AATGAATGTCCATACATCTAAATGTGTTCGTAAAAGTCCATCAATATTTGCTTGTAGCAAAACGTGAATCTGTTTATCTTTTAAGACTGCATTTAATACTTTTGCTTCAATGCTAGCCATTCAGCCACTCCTTTGCCATCAATCTTCTTTCTGCACGTTCTCTATCATCTTCGTCTTTATCTTTTTTAGCCTTGATAATTTTTTCTGCCTGGTATGCAAAAGTATTCCAAGATGGACTTTCAGTAACTTTAAAATAATATTCTAATATATCGTAACATCCTTCAATTCCATACGACTGAATAAGAGCATCTGCTGCCCATTGCTCAACGTTAAGATTCATTGATGGCTTTACATCATATCTTTCTTTGTGGTATTTACTATACCTTGAAAGCAAAGCCATTCGGTCTTTGCGCTCTGGCATTACTCAGAGATTTCTGCTTTGGCTTCGTTAATTTTGTCAGTTAACTTATCTTCAACAAATTTATAAACACGTTCCATAGCCTCGTTAGTTGTCTCGCCATCTTTCTTAGAGTCAACAACTCCAAGATCAAGTCTTAATGATTGGAAGTTTCCAAGATTAAGTGTATAGCCCAAAGTTACAGAAACTTTAGTGTTATCGTTTTCCATTTTACATCCATTCAGTAGTTAGATAGATTCAGACCAGATAGGAATGAAACGTCCATCTTCAGTTCTCGTATATGTAAGTATACCATCGCCCATTCTCCTAGTCAACTCTTGTTTAGTAGGAGTCATATTGTTAGTTACAAGACCATCTTTTCTTGGTTGACCAATATGAATTGATGCCAAGATGTCCCTTATTTCCCTTATGTGACTTTCTGAATAATAACATCTTATCTGCCAGCCACGCTTTCCACCTATGCTAGATCCTATTGGTGCTGGAATTGTTCCACGTTTAATAAGAGTAGGAATATACTTTTTATGCCTATTGATAAGTATAGCAGTTTCACCAATAGTATATGCTTTTTCTCTTTTCTTTTTAAATTCCGCAATAAAACAAGTTTCAATCCTGTCTTTATTTATATTATAAAGCGCAACAATTCCGTCTGATCTGTTTCTGTGATGCACCTTAACTAAATCATTATTTAAAAACCAAATAGTTTTATTACCTGAAACTATAGCGGACTGATTGTAGTTTTGGCCCTCAATATTTCCTGTTGTAGAATCCATGATCCCTCTTTACTGCTGTCTGGTGGATGATAAAATTTTCTTTTACCACAAATTACGCAATATACTTCAAGGTGTTCTTTTGTGCTGTACTGCCTATCAACAAAAACAATACCACCACATCTTGAACATTTCACTTACTTGGAATTCCGATGGCAAGAACATTTACGTCAACAGTTGCCAGTCCGTTAGTGTTAAATCTAACAAGAAATGAAGCGTTAGTACTTGAAACTTGAGTAATAACAACTGAAACATTTTTTCCAGCATCTGTATTTCCTGCATTCCAAGGAGTTGCTACTACAATTGGTGGAGAATTAAAACTGTAGTCAACATTAAAAGACACTTCGTTATCAGTAGAAATAATGTTTTTAGAAGTTGCAACATTTTTTGTAATACCGTAAATAACTGCTCTTCCAGTTGCTACTGTTTTAGGAACTCCATTACTTCCTTTAATTTCTGTAAGACTTTGATTGCTTCCAACAATTTCGCTTAATTGATTGACTGTATCAACTAAAGAATACATATAAGAAACATCTAAGGGTTGCCCTCTTTGTGGTACTGTTAGTTTTGCCATTATTCCTCCATTATATCATTTAACTTAAGGTATTGTAATTGTTCCAGACTCATACAATTTTAATGCGGGAACTACAATCTTAGAGATTCCTTCTGGTTGAATTAAAATTTTTATTGTTGAGGTTGCTGTATTTGGTATTGTATATGTAATAGTTTTTGGTTGAGATCCTTTATCTGGACTTGCAATTGCAGTACCGTGATAAGAATAATTAGTTGCTGAATTAATTTTAACAAAAATATCATATTTTAATCTTTTAGGCATATATTCTACAACCATCATATATACCATTCCTTTTTCTGGTGTTCTGCGCTCAGAAACTGTCACAGAGTCTGTCCAGGTAACTGAAAAACTTCCTGCTGGAGCAGTAGTTACACCTATCTTGGTTACTGTTGCATCAATCGTTTCAATTGGTTCTGCGTCTACATAATAAATTGGGGACCATACAGATGCTCTATTAAGGTCATCAGAAACAACTCTATATCTAATACTATGTTTATTAGAATCATTAACTGGTGGTAAATCTTTTTTTAATAATAAAGATTTTTTAATGTTTTTATCTTTAGAAATCCATTTGGCATATAAAGTTATGTTTGCTGCTCCTGCTGAATAAGTACTTGCTAGTCCTGGGCCATAAATAGTTCCATAGCCAAGAGGATTGGTTGTCCATCCAAGAAAACTGTAGCCAGTTTTAATAAGATTTCCAGTGTTACCAAGAATGGTTATAGTGGCTGCTACGCTATAATTAGTTGCATCTACTGGAACTGATCCTGATGTAGGAAAAGATCCGTTATAAGTAACTAACATTATACAATGTTACCAATATCTAAAGACATTCTAAATTCAACATAATTATTTGTGTTTGGAGATTTTTCAATTGGCTCTGCATTAGCATTTTTAATAACAGAATATCCAACTAATCCATATAGAGGATTAATAGTGCTTACATTGTCAAATCTAATTGCATCAAAAGCAATATAATGTGTTGCAACTGCTGCTCCTGAAGTTACCACAGAGGAATATATTTTAACCGAAGTAATAGATTCCCAAGAAAAACCTTCTTCTTGAACAAAATCTTGCAATGTTTTTTCAACTACAAAATATCTATTAGTATCAAAATCAATTCCACCTGATCCTTGAACTAAATCAACTAAACATCTTGCATATTTATTATTACTAATAAACTCTAAAACAATTTTTAAACTACCTGGTTTTAAATGAGCAGCATTAGCATCTTTGTTTACAAGAGAAAATGCAATTTTAATTTTATCTGATAATGAATTTTGAGATAAATTAATATTAAGGCCATTTTTTATTATATAATTTTGTCCAGACAAACCTGTTGTAACATCAGTAACATTTTTAATATCACTATAATTTCCTTTTACTAAAAGCATATTATTAAAAAATCTACATCTTTCATTTTTTGTATTTCTATACTCCTTATAAAAAATTCTATTGTCTGCTGCTGCTTGAAACACACTGTCTGTTGTTGAAATAATATTGTCATTGTTTGTATCAAGTGCCGAATTAATTGATGGAATTGTTTTCAATGTAGTGTCAAGATATTGCCATTGCTCTTCTTCTGTAAACAATAATAAACTTCTACTATCAAATCCTGAAGCGGATGGATTTCCACCTGCAGAATAAATACCTATTTCTGTAATCTCGTATCGCTCTTGTGTTGGAAGTTCTGCAGTAAATACTATCTTATTAACACCATCTTCTTTTACATACCCTCTTGAAGAAATTGGAACCCTAAACATTTCAAAATCTAATAACTCTTTCTCTGAATAGTCTACAGGTCCAGCATCATTTGCCAATGGTTTTTGACCACAACCAAAAGCCATATAGGATGCATAAGCAGGAGTTGTTCCAAGCAAATATTTTGCTATAATTTCTTTTCCTTTATTGGTTATCATAACTCATCAACTCCAAGATCTGTTTCATATATTGTACCATTTTGCAGCGTTTCAATTTCAATCTTTTCTCCTGGATTTAAATTTATACTTTCTATAACTAGGTTTCCAGTAGAAAAATTGATGTAGACATTGCTTCCTGAAGGCCCATTTCCATAATTTGGAATTTTTGTTTCTAGTTTTATGGGAAAATTTAAAAAGTATTTGTCAGATGTATTTTGAAGAGCCAATATGCCTTTTGGATCTAGGGCTTTTTGTATTTCTGCCATATCAATAATGGGTTGATAGTTTATACTTTCGGTATTTAAGTTTGCATTATTTGTAAGTGACAAAAGCATAGCACCATTAATTTGTTCAAAATATAACATTTTTAAAAAATCTGGGCTCTCTCGACTTATATCATCTTGAAAATTAACATATTGTGGGGTTGCAATTTTTACTGGAGATTTTGTTGGTGCTGGGGGTGGAGTTACCGTAGGTGGAGTTGCACTAAGATATTTAGTTGCATCGATAGAATCATTTTGATCTTGAGTTAAAGGTTGTTGTGGTTGTCCTGATCCTACTGTTAAACTTTTTACACCCTGTGTCTGTTGATCATTTGCTTCTGCAGCACTTCTAGGAGCCATATTGTCAATTAGATCAAAAGAATATCCACTACTTTGTGATGTATTTAATGGACCAATTGCCTTTAAAAAATCATTATACTCATATTGATATTCTCCGTCTGAAATTAATGGCACATTACACCTCACTCAAATATATAGTCATGTCTGGTCCACTTAAACTTCTTGAGTATTCTATGTTATAAACAACAAATCTTGAAGTAGATGGTGTAACAAGATCTAAATTATCATTATTTTTATAGTCAATTGAAACAATATCGCCAAGTTGAATAGTAGTGTCTGCAAAAATTTCTAATCCAATTGCTTTTTTTGGAACCATTAGTTTATCTACTAACCATCCCATTAAGTTTTCTGCATCTTCTGTAGTTTGTATGTATTCTGTTTCTATAGAGAAAGCGCTTCTTCCATAATTCATTCTACTTAATTTAACGTTGTTATATTTTTCTTTTTCTATGTTTGGAGAATATACAATTACGTCGCCCTTAAGTTCTGGATCTGAAAAACTTGATTTCTTTTTAAAATAATCATCTACTGTAAGTTCATTACTACTATCACTTGTAAACCCAATGCCTTGAATTTTTAAAAAATTTGAAGTAGTTGTGCTTACATCTAGCAAAGTATCTGTTGCATTAAATATTAAAAATTCTGCTCCATATGCGTTTGCTTCAAATCCAGAAACTGTATATTCTTTTACTTTGTCTGGGGCATTTACTATTTTTGCATATAGTGCTGGATATGCATTGTCAAACCTTGCATTAATATATGCACACTCTCTCATAATTGTTCCAAATTCTTCAAAATAAATACTATAGACTGGAGTAGTTGAACTACTTATTCCACTTAAATATGATTCTTGTAAAATTCCACTCATTGCATATCTTCTTAATGATTGATCAACATTAATATTTGTTTGTGAAAATACTTTTCCAACTTGATCACTTACTATAAAACCAGCATCTTGTGAGTAATTGTTGGTTAGAGCATAAAAATTTTCAAACATACATTTAGAAGATCCTCTAATAAACAAAGCAGTATTTTGATATGCGAAAAGTGGTGAGGTGTCATCAACTTGACCAATTAAAACATTATTTATATATAAATAAAATCTTCTTGTGTTTTTATTTGCTAGGTCTTCATACTCTACTGCTAAATCATAAACTGTTGTGTACTCTTCAGCATATTTTTTTGATATCCCAGCAAAATCTCCAGAATCATATTGGATCTGTTCATTAAATGCATTAAACAATAATGTTGGAATAGCATTTGCTTCTCCAGTACCCTGTTCAATTTTATAAAATATAATATTTGAGGTATCTTTAGTTGCACCGTCTAATGCAATAACTTCAAAATAATATCCATTATTAGTTTCTGGATTAAGAAGGATTGCAAGTCCTCCAGAGTTTCCAGATATAACAACATTTTGTTCTGGTGATGGTGAATTATTTGTATAGTACTTCATTCCAGAAAGTGGAACTGCAGTAGAAATCACATTACCACTTTGTGTTTTTAATTCTCCACCTATGTCACCAATAATACGCATTCTAGTTCCAAAATGTTTAAATACTGCCTTGTCTAGTGTTTTATAAACATACGATATGTGATCTATTGGTTTTGGATCTGTTGTAATAAAATCTTTACCCTTAAAAACAAGTGCTGATGATTGCACCATTCCTTTATTTTTAACGGGATCTATAGACTTTACAGAAGATCTTTCTGTTTCTGTAAAAGGATGCTCTGATAAAAATCTTTTAATTACACCATTAACAAATGCTGAGTTTGCAATTGTATTTGAAATACCAGCAGTTCCAGCACCTGTAGTTCCACTAAAAGTAGTATCTCCAAATAAATATTTAGAGTCCATTAAGCAACCTCTGCGATAACTAGTACTAAACCAATAGTCATCCAAGGCTGCTTTATGTGAAACAATAGATGTTCCAAATTGCTCTCTTCCATGTTGTGCTACTGCACCATTTCTCATCCTTGTTACT